TGAATGCAAGCCCGGCAATAGTGGTTGCAGTATTAGCCTGGTTGTATGCAGAAGAAGCAAAAGATGCTAGAGCTAGAGGATATCCCCCAGTAGTTGCTCCATCATGAACAACAGCTACCTTTTTATCTAGATCGACAGTAATTTCACCGGATGCTCCTGTGAACAAACTATGTGAATACGTATTACCGCGTCTAAATTGTGTTTGAATAGCCATTAAATAGACCCGTAATCGATTGGGGATATAGCAGTTGAAATTGTGGCATCATATATAAAGCCATAATCAAATTCAAAATTGTTATTATTACCCGATGCAGTAGAAGATATTACCCCGTCTGCAATTGTTATGTTTGTGCCGGCGGTAAAGGCCGCTCTTGCCCTAGCATTATTAAAATATAAGTTTGAACCTTCAATAACATTACTAGTGGTTCCTGCTCCAATGACGACAACATTACCATTACCGTCTTTAGAAAAAATTACTTTATCGGTAAGATTAACTACCGGCTCTCCAACTAAAACGTTAGCCGCAACTGGTACCGAACCAGCAGTGAACGACCGTTTAAGTTGAATATCGGTTGACGGAGCTAATGCCATTTCTACTCTTTATGACTCATCTACAAGACGCTGAAGTCTTCTAACTTCTTGCAATAAAGTTTCATTTTGATCTTTAATAAATTTAGCACTACTATTAACACTGGCTTCAAAATTTGCAACTTGATTCTTTAGGGCTTTATTTTCTTCTAAAGCAGCATTAAGTTGGGATTGCATACTTAAAAATTCAATTTTTAAATTTTCTAAATCTGTAGGAGTTAAATTATTTCCTACTGTGCTTTCTACATAACTCTTGTACGTATCTCTCTCGTCATTAGCCATCTGCAATTGAGACTCAAGTACAATGATCTGAGCCTGAAAGGAATTTAATTTTTGATTTGTCTTATCAATAATTACATTAAAAAATTTACTCTGGTCTTCCATATTCACCCCATAAAAAATAACGTTATAGTATATTTATAGGCGTTATTTTAATAGGTTCCCCCATCAATACCACCAAACTCAGGCGTACCATTTGTACCTGCTTTAAGTACTTGCCCAGAAGTACCTGCAGCAGTTACTTTTAATGCACCACTTGTGTTGCCAAACAATATACCATTCGTTGTAAATGTTCCTCTACCTGTACCACCATCTCCGACTGCAATATTAGCAGTCAGACCTGATACTGTTCCGCCGGTTAAATTAGCAACTAATGATGCTATAGTATACCCTGCATCTGCAGTACTAATAGTATTACCAGTAGGATTAACTGTAGATCCTTCAAAGACTCTAAACTTACCATCATTATGGTCTCTATAAAGACCAGAGTAATTAACATTACCCCCGCTTGTATACTCACCAAAGAAGCCAAGATCTAATGAATTACCAGGGTTAGCATTTCCAAACTTAACCAATGAGTCATTAATACTGACCGTGGCTGTCTGTAATGTGGTTGCTGTACCTCTGATGAACAAGTTACCCTGTACAGTTAAGTTATTGTTAACTGTAACATCGTTAGGTAAGCTTAATGTAATTCCCCCAGTACTTGCAGATGCAGTAATCTGATCGGCAGTTCCTGTAATAGAGGTAACACCAGAATTGGTAATTGTAATGTTTGCATTTTCACCAGCAGCACCAGATAAAGTTATACCTGTACCGGCTGTAATATTACCAACAAAATAACCTGTTGTATCAGTACCAAGTGCTACTGAATTGGCAGCAATAGTTGCAGTTAAGGTAACATTACCTGATCCGTCAAAAGAAACATTACCCGTTAGGTCACCTGCAAGTCCAATGTCTCTTGCATTAGTTAATGCATTAGCAGTATTGGCTACGTTAGAGGATGCAGAGGCAGATATACCTTTTGTACCAATATAACGATAACCAGTTATAAAGATAACTTTAGAAGCAGTTAAGGTGGCAGGAATTGTACCGCCAATGAAGTTTAATACGCCGGATACATAATCGAAATACCATTCACCGACCCCAGAGATACCAGCATCAGAAAGAGCAGTATTACCAGTAGGGTCTGCGGTTCCAGCAGTATCAGCATATACTTTAACAAAGTAAGTAGAGCCAAATTCAGGTGGAATCCAATCTGTTAACCCGGTCTTCCAAGTAGGGAAAACGCCTCCGACAACCGTTGTTGTTGCGTCTGCATTACACTGAACTCTTGATGTAGTCTGATATGCTTCTACAACGTTTGCAAGAGCGGCCGCGGTTGCAGGTATACTGGACGATTGAACCCAGACTGTATCCCCACGAATAAGTAATGGGCTTGCTATCGCTTCATTACTAGGGCTCTTATTAGTTGCAAGATCGGTCTTAGTTGCGCCAAATAACTTTTTATAAAGTAAATCAACTTTTTGTGTATCTGAAATTGCCATTTAGTTACTCGCAGTCTCTAATGTGAGAGCAGTAACGGTCTGCCCGCTTGTTAATTTTATCCTCACATATATCTCATTAGTAGCTGTATCAGAACTAGAGACCGTACCAAAAGTACATGTCTTACTGTGAGCTGATACTGACGAATTCAAAGTTACAACACCACCTAGTGCACAACCATTAGATCCATTACCCCCTGCTCCAGCACCCGGTACACCTGCACCTCCATAGGCAATACTCATATCCACCCAACCATTAATGGTAGAAGATGTATCGATTGTACTTCCTGGTAATGCAACCCAGAGACCGGCAATAGTACCTGTAAATTTAATATTGAACTTCGATACCGATGTTCTTGCAAACTTAAATGTGAAGTATTGAGCCCCAGTGCGACCAGAACTTAAGTCAGGTCCAACAGGTAAGTAACCTGAAGAGTAGTTTACTTGATCGTGCTTTAATACAGCGCCTACAATAGTTGCACAGTTAGCTGTTAGCGTACCAGACTGGCTGTTAAATGTAGTCGCATTAGCAGAGTAAGCTGGATTATCTGTTGTACCAGGATTAACAATACGAGCAGCTAGGCCTGACCCTGTACCTACTGTAGAACCAAAGGTAAGAGTTGTCTCTTCCATTGAACTGGCAGTACCTGTCTTATACAGAACCGTTGGTGTACCTGTGACAGTAAATGCAGAAGCACCACTGCTGTTATAACCGTTGGTACTGGTTAAAGAAGGACCACTTGCACTAGAACCAAACCCTGTTGTAATAGAAGAGGTTGTAGATATTGCAACGTTACCAGAAGCAACATACAAGTTCTGAGTCAGAGGTGTTGAGACCCCAGCTGCAGAATATGTAATACTTGCAGGAGCTTGGAATGCTCCACCTGCCGTTCCAGTTACAAATGTATCGGTAGTTGGGTACGTGTTACCGCTCAAATTATTAATGTAAGCAGCTAACGTGAAAGAAGTAGCGCTAGTATAATGAGGTACTGTACTAGAATAAATCTTAGTATTAGAAGTCTCAGTAAGCGTTTTATTAGCAAATACAGGCGCAGAAGGATTACTATCATCATAATACCATGTCAAGGTATTTGTTGTTCCTGCAGCAGAATGAGTTATGTAAACACTGTTCCAACCGGGCTTAGCAACCCCGGAACCATTTGCATCAAAACTTTCCCAGAACCCTGTAGCAGCTCCAGTCTTAGTACCGTAATCTACGTTATCACCAATAACTAAGTTAGCACCATAGGTACCATTATCACTACCAGTGGCAAGTGCTCTCGAACCTGCAGATGCATCATTTAAAAACAATGTTAATGTACCACTATCTCCAGGACCTTGATCAGGTATGGTAGAGGTTACATAAGCAGCCGCTCTTCTAGCAGCAATCGTTGTACCTGCAGCAACCGTTGTATTAGCAGATGTGTTATAGAATTGTGCAAACCCTGTAGCCATTCTACTAGATGTAGTAGCAGAACTCATCGTCAATGTGTTTGAACCAGACGGGAATGAAGGAGGAGATGCAGGAACAAGTTTACCAAGCACCTGATTTAATTGTGCAATACTATTTGACAATGTAGATCCTGTTGTTAATGTAACTGCATTACTAATTAAATTTCCCTGAGTGGCAGTACCGACAGGTATATCTGAACCAGCAATACTGGCAGAAAAATCAACTCCTGATTCATTAATAGTAAATGTATTACCTGAACGTGTAAATGAACCAATGGTTCCAGAGCTTGTATTACCACTTGTACCGGCTGTTGCAACCGTATACACATTAGACACTCTACCGTATACGTCAACGGTAATTATTGGTGTATAGGTGGTGTTACCGTATGTACCAGCAACAACGCTAGTGTAGGCATTTGCAGCAAGTAAGTTGGTTTGGAAGGCACCAAGACCAGAAATACCTGTTGATACAGGTAGACCAACACCGTTAGTTAAATTAATGTAGTCTGGTGTACCAAGATTGGATGTATTAAAAGATACAGTGTTGTTAGAGATAGAAGTAATTCTACCGTATTGGTCAACAGTAACCGTTGGTATGCTTGTTGCATTACCATAAGTACCAGCTGCAACCCCAGATGTATCAAGAGCAACTGTTAGGTTAGCATTCTCTCCTGCTGTACCAGTTATCGCAATACCTGTACCTGAAGTTAAATTACCAAGGTAATAACCTGTAGTATCAGTACCTAGTGCTACGGAATCAGCCGCAATTGTCGCAGTAATCGTAATATCTGCTGAACCATTAAAGAATGCATTACCGGTTAGATCACCACCAAGGGTAATGTTTCTAGCTGTAGTTAATGTATTGGCGGTATTAGCAATCGTAGCACTAGCAGCCGAACCTGATATGTTACCAGTAAATGTATTAGCGGTAATAGTGTTGGCAGAGAAGTTACCTGAACCATCTCTCTTAACCAAGTTACCAGCTGTATTATTAGCGGTAGCACCATCAACGATATCTGTGTAGTACTTACCACCAACCTTATGAATCGAAGGAGATGCATTGGCATTAACCGATTCAATATAAAGTATAGCACCTGCGCCATCGGCGGATGCGTCCTGAGAGTAAGCTAATTCTGCTTCCGCAAGATCGCTTACCGTTGGAGCGGCAATATTAGCCGTTCGTTTTATCTGAATAATTGTTCCGGTAGCCATGCTATCCTCTTATTGTTATTTTAATAGCGCCCACCATCAACAGAAGTAACTGCTGATGTAACTGCCTGGGCTACCCATTTATTTGTATCGGAATCATAAACTAAAGTAAACCCATCTTGCACTGAAGAGGTATTAACATCACCAAGAGAGGTCAATGTACCCCCGGTGGATTTTCTTACAATTAAACTTGAAGGTGACGCACCACCCTGGTTCATTGCAATGGTAGAAGAGTTAACTGGGGAACCAATAGATACAGAACTAACTGTAGCTGCCGGTTGAATGACGATCGACTGATTGGTAGACGGTCTTATTGTTACTGCCATTATTTAGTCGCCTCTGGGTACACCGTTATAATACCCTCTACAACTCTTTCAACAGTCAACGTGTTAGAGTTAACCAATTCGAGATCATAGACATAGCGCCCGGCTTTAACGTTAGCCGTTTGTGCTGCGGTCAAGTTAAGGGTGATTTCCCCGTTAGCAGGGTTAGTAATTGCTACTGTAAATGCAGTATTTGAAGAAGTATAGTACGATCGTCTCATCTGAGAGCGACCGACATAGCCGGTTAGATTCCTGGCTGAACCCGTATCATCGTTAACTGCAATAGAAACCGTGTACGTAGTTCCCTGGTCTATAGTAAGATTGGATACACTTGCCATTTTTTCCCTCAATATTATGGTATATTTATAAGGAAAGGGCCCTAAGGCCCTTGCAAATTATTCTATATTATAACTTAAAATAAGCTGTTAATATTTGGTTTATATATAACAGCTTTTTTTATGCAGTTAGTTTTTCATTTAGTGCTGGAAAATGCCATTGCTTCCCCGTTTTTGCGGTTATTGTTTTGGAAACTATACCTTCATTATCACCCGTCAGTTGATCTACTAAAAAATCTGGATCTAATAACACCCCATCATTTGTTTTTAAAGCATGTATACACGCACAAACGGTATTATCTTCTAACGAAGTAATTTGATGTAATTTGTGTTTTTCAATATACACAAAATTTGGAGCTAAAACTTTTCTGTGCGATATTACTTCTTTTGTGTCAGGATCAATTACTTCAACAAGTACTGACCCGCTGCTTATTAAAGTTCCGTGGTCAAAATCGTGGCTATGCCCATATTCAATATCACCTTTGTTTACAAAGTACATTAACCGTGTATATACATTACTAATACACATAATTCTAATTAAAGGTGTTGCCATTAAATCACTACCTCATTCCACACTCCTGTTATAAAATTAAATTTATAATTTTTTCCATCATCAGGTCGATCCGGTTGTATCTGCCATGAGTTTGTCGTTCCTTGCCAAAAATAATTACCAGGTGTTGGGCGCGGGATTGGAGGTACCATTGTATTAGTAGCCTCATCAAATGTCCACGCTGTAAGGTTCTCAGCATTAGGGTGTACTGCCCAAGCATCTTTTGTAATTTGTTGCTTGGCTGCTTTTTCTGCATCAGACATATCACGTAACATCCACACATCAGACCACACCCCATTAACCTTTTGATAGGTAACCCTAGGGCTATCAAACGTCTGATATAATGCAGGTTCGGGCTGCTCAACACGAGTAAATGCTTCCCAATGAGCCGGTACAGAACCAAGTGCATCGATTAGATTATCCTCATACGCTGGGTGATTTATAGCTACACCGTTTTCAATTTCAATATACAAATTCATTATAAATCTCCTGTATTTGTTGATGGGAATGAGCGTGTTGTTCCAGGCCAGATTATTCGAACTGCGCCACCAGCACGCTCGCCGCGCGCAGCATTAACAGTTCGCGAACCACCACCACCGCCGCCACCGTAAAGACCACCAGCACCACCAACCCGTGGAGATGAACCGCTACCCGATGTACCTGAGGCACCACCACTACCTCCACCACCGCCTGGACCACCACCAGACCCTAATACGCCTCCAGCGCCATTAGATCCTTGGCCAAGAAGCCCGACTCCACCGCCGCCGCCGCCGCCTCCAGCTCCAGTGCCAGTCTCACCCCTAGATGCACCACCGCCACCGCCACCTGATCCTGCTGAACCACCAGCGCCTGCAGCTCCACCATTTCCTGCGTATCCACCTGCGCCACCGCCACCGCCACCGCCGCACCCACCTGCTGTGCCACCTGTGCCACCATTACCGCCGCCATCCCCTGTACCCCTCGTACCACCAGATGGCCAGAAGCCGTCATTAGCACTCCAGCCGCCTTGTGCGGTCACCGCTGCGGCAAAAGAACTTGGGTTCGAGCAAGCAGAAACAATTGCCTGATATGAACTGCCGGGTGTAACAGAATAATTGTTTAAATATGATAATGAGCCACCACTTCCTCCACTTCCAGAGCAGCCAGCGGAATAACAATTTTGATTGAAGCCGGCAGAGCCCCGGCCGCCTGCACCCACAACTACCACAGAGACTGATGTTACACCAGCTGGAGCTACCCAATAGTACGCTCCTGGTGAGGTATAGGCATACTGACCGGTTGTTACTGCCGTAACGCTATTACTTGCTGCGCTGGCCGAACCTGTACCTGCTGCACTAGTAGCTGTGACGGTGAATGTGTATGAAGTACCTCCAGACAGACCGGATACAACTACTGAACCAGAACCTGCTTGAGATAGGGTACCTGTAATACCACCCGGTGAACTTGTAGCTGTGTATTGCGTTATCGTTGCACCGCCATTATCTGCAGGAGCAGTAAACGGCACTGTTGCTGTTTGACCGGAAATAGTGGCTGTTCCAATAGTAGGTGCACCAGGAACAACCCCCGCTACAGCAGCAGTCGCATTCGAATTTGCTGACACAGCTGATACAACGTTTGTAGCAGTTACTACACATCGAATTGCATTTCCTACGTCCGCAGTAACTAACGTATATGTACTTGACGTCGCACTACCAATGTTAGAACCTGCTCTTTGCCACTGATATGTAAAAGTTGGTGTAGGTGCACCAGTCCAGGTACCAGTAGTTGATGAGAGAGTCTGTCCTCTGGTTGCAGTACCAGATACTGCAGGAGCAACTGTGTTGATTGGGGCCGAGCTATACGTGCCCCCGGCAATCATTGATAATATTCCTGACATTTTAGGTCAATCCTGTTCCAGTAATAATCCAAGAAGTAGAAGTTATCTTAAGGGCATTTGCAAGCCCGTATTGAGCAAGTGACCTATTCCCTGTTGTGCCCTGTCCTCCAAGATACATTGTATCTGTGGCTATAACAATGGTTACAACCTGAGAGGTCATATTACAAAAAGCTATTACAGTACCAATAGGATATTCAACTGAGCTATTTGCAGCAATTGTGAATGTTCTTGCATTTGCGTCGGATGCTGGGTGAAAGATAACCTTACCAGCGTCAGCTAAAACTGTGGTATAAGCAGCCGATTGGCTGTTTTGAGGTACATTTATAAACCCTATTGCATTCGTACCATCAACCGTCGTACCAGTACCCATTGTAGTTGACGTCAAATTTCTTGAATCATCAATGACGGTTGTTCCGCCTATTTTTATTGCCATCTTCGTTCCTTATTATTATTAAACTCGGCTTTACTATTTATAATATACTTCCAGACACTAATGCAACAGTAGATGTAATAAACACTATAGTTGCAATACCACGGGTAGAAAGATCAAATGTATCTACATCAGTATCAAACCCGCTCTTATATACAGTTGAAATTGCTTGAACATTACATGTTATTGTACTAGATGTGTTGTTAAATATTGAGAAAGCATCTCCAGCAGCGAAAACGTTTGCTGTAAGGGAAACGTTTCCTCCAGAACCTAAAATAAGAATCTTGCCTACATCGCTTGCAATTGGATTATATATGGATGTTATACTACTAGAAGCTGGTAGATTTTTATAACCGACCGGATTTGTACCATCCGCTGTACATGAAATAAGGTTACCCGAAGCAGGAACACCAAGTATAGGAGCTACAAAAGTAATATTACTTAATTCTCCGGAAGCGTTTGTTAAATTTAAGTAAGATGGGGTACCAACGTTGGGTGTTACTAAAGTAAGATTAGTTACTGTACCGGAAGCATTTGTTAACACAATAGCTGATGGGGTACCAAGAGCCGGAGTAGTTAATGTAGGGCTAGTTAATGTCTTATTAGTTAAGGTTTGTACACCATCTAAAGTAACTGCTGTTCCTCCATTGGCACCAAGCTGGGTATATACTTCCCATGTATTACCTGAATATACTAACTGTACACTGATGTCGTTAATATCGCAAACTAAATCTTCTGCTACATTAGCAATCGTGGATCCATTTCGGGCAATAGTTACAGCGTTAGCGCCAAAATCGCCACCTGCATCAGCAACTACGACTTGATTACCAGTTGCAGGTGTCGCAGGTAGTGTTATTGTAAATGCCCCAAGAGCGGTATTGGCTAAAACACCTTCGTTATTACTAAGAGTATAATTGGCAGACTTAGCAACATAAGACAAACCGCTGGCTGGTAACGATGTACTCGCCCACACATTACCATTACTAGTTAACACGTTACCACTGGAACCAACAGCATAGGTAATTGAGTTAATTGCAGAAACTAAGTTAGCATTAGCTGTAGTGCTTAGATTAGACAGAACCCCTAATGTAATATTAATATTAGAAAAGTTATTATCCACTTCCGAATTAGTCAGAGGTGTACCTTTAACAGTAGACCCCGGACTAGAGATCGAATTAGCGGTTCTTAAGAGTATCGTTGCCATGTAATTACCTTACAGTATTCGTTTGAATATTTATTGTTTATTTATCTGTCTTAGATTGACTGATTAAAATACGAAGCATATCTTTGAGTTCGCTCAGTTCTTGCTTCATATTTGACATCTCAGACTGCAGGTTATCCGATGCCTGCGCATTTCTCTCAGCAATATTTCTCTGATTAATATAGTTTTGTCTTGCATTCTGATCAACAATCAAAATTGCTTTAGAGTCAGGATCACGAAACAACGTTGGGTGATCCTTAACCTTCATTACTTGTCTGTTTATCATACCAGCATGATCGCTCTTAAGTTCTTACATTTCGGAATATCAGCAGAATCTTCAGATAGAAGCACGATCTTAAACACAATAGATGTAAACTGTGTAACATTGTCTATTTGCTTTTCAACTTCGAAGAACTCACCATTTAATGATGTAGGAATAACTAAACCAGACAATTCAACGTACTCTTTAGTTGCAAGATCTGCAGACTCACCAACAGTTTTTACTTTGTAATAAACTTTAACACTAGCGTTTTCAGGTTTAGAAATATCTAGTCTGAAATTAATCGAGGTAGATGGGTTAATTAAATCAACCTGTCTTGTAATGTACTTGGCTAGAGCAGAACCACCAGTAGCGGCTTCTTCAGCAATAAACGCCCTACCATTGGTAACGGTGATAACATTACCGGCTGCAGCGGTTGTAATAGCACCTGCAACTAAGATGTTAGCACCAGACTCTAAGACATCTAACACTCTGTATGCAGCGCTATTTACCGATGAGTTAGCAACCGTAACTGTTGTACCTTTTACGATACCAGATACGTTAGCCTTATCATTAACAGCTACGATACTTATGTAACCTGTATCAGAAGAAACTCTTGTAAAAGAAATATTACTATTTCTTGCAACCGTGGTAATATCGTTCTCTAGATTTTCCGAAGTATACGTAGGGTTATTAACCAGGTTCCTAATAAACACAGCCGATAATTGCTCCATATCTATGATAGGAGAAAGGAAAGGAGTTGCGTTGTTTAAAGTAATGCGTAGTGTAAGAGGTCTTGCACCTGCTAAATTATTAGCAATATTTGTTGTACTTGGTAATACCGATGTAGTATACAACTCTGATGCACTTGCACCATTAAGAGTAATAAATGATGATTGTGGGGTATAACCTTTATCAACACCTTTTACACTCACCCTTGCAGCAGTATCTGCAAATTGAAGTGATGAGATAGCGGGATAGACAGCATCATAAAGGAAGTCACGGGTAGCCACAATACCGTTACCGCCTCCTCGTACAATTGTGTTACTGGTAGAGGCGGTTGGTAAAATAATTGTATAGGAATTTGGCTTTACATTTGATACTAAGTATTCAACATTATTAATAGTTTGAACATTAACACCGTAGATATTACCCCTACCACTTAAGGTCAAACTAGGTTCATCACTTAGTAAATTGACCAGCTTAACTGTTGATCCATTTACAAAGCCGTTGTCAGTATGGTATACTTTTAAAACTCGACTTGCAGGATAGAATTCTAAAGGATCATTATCTAGTTTAACATACTGATAGTCATTTGTATTAACTTCAAAATCTATAGTAGCAGCTGACGTAGTAGAAAATATTGCGTTATATATTCTAAATTTAAGATCTTGATTTTGATTTGCTTCCCATGAAGAAGCATTTTGAGATTTAAATAATACACCAATAAATGGTTGATCATTAATCACTCTACCTGTAGCAACATCGGTTTCCCCGATTTGTGAAATCCATACTTTGTAATTAATAGAACCTGATAAAAGAACCAAAGCGTATTCACCTGGTTCAAGATAAACTAGGCCATCAAAGGCAAGATAGGTTGCAACAGAACCATCATCTGATGTAGTAATTTCTTCAGGTCTTACTACTCTACGTGAGAATGGAATAACTGTCTGCGACGGAGCTCCGTTAACCACAGTACGTAATTCAATGTACATAGGTGCAGAGGTATCAGTATCATAGAAGAACAGATCCACACCGGTAAGTACTGTTGGATTACCCGAAATAATAAATGTTTGCGCCAAAGGATCTTGAGACCAACAGTCTAAAGGAACCGCAATTCCATCAGGAGATGTGGCTGCTAAATTAGATGTAGCACGATCAGGATTTGAATTTACTGCAGCAACAATTGAGGCAATAGAATCCCCTCCTGATGCCGGCCAGTACGGGCCAGTACCTGTAACAGGTGGTACTTGGTCACCAGCTAACAAAGCAAGGACAATTTGTGTTGAGGCAAGACCTGCGGCTGTTTCCGGGCTATATCCCGCAGATACAAACTGCCCCATTTGACCGGATGGCAATATATACTCGCCATTAGGTATACCTGCATATGTAATGGTATTAACAGCATGACCTGCAAGTCGAATAGCTTGTTGATCTGAAGCAGACAAAGCATTAACTACTGAGTCATATGAGGCAATAGCTTGAACAGCATCAATACCAGAACCGTCAGGATTAATTAATGCTGCTAATGCTTGCTTACCTGCTGATGATATAGTATTTACAGAGTTAGAAATAGTATTAAAAGTACCTTGAGACGCCCAGTAGTCTGCACCTCCCTGGTCTGGTAACCTACCAAACGCAGCACCGTAAATCACATCGCAGTATGTTAACCCCGGTTTTGGTGGTGGTACTGGATCTGGAACATAAGGGTCAGGAATCGGAAGACCGGTGACCGGAGTTGGATAATATTCCGGTTCAGGGTAGTATATCGGTGGAGGTACATACGAAGATGCTCTCCTATCATTTACAGCTTCTGCAGTAGTATAGCCATTTCTGGTTGATACAATTTGATTCTGCAATGTTGTTAATTGCCCAGAGGTATTAAATTTAGCCTCTGCTGCAGTCTCACTATCTATCCCGTTTGTAGGGGAATCGGTTAATCTAAAGACTTTTTCGCCAGTTGAGAAGTTAAAGTGGGATGCATCATAAAAGAATGTTCCTGATACAGTACCTGTAGAGTCTGTAAATACATTACCCTTGTTAACAATATAACCACCAAGGAAAGAATTAGCTTGGAACGCTACATTACCAGATGCGTATGTTCCGGTTACAAAATCCGTTACTTTATAGTCATCAAAATATACTTGTAATTTTGTATTAGGTTTTAACCCTGTACCTGTAAACTTAATACTGACATTCCTCATTTTTGGAATAACTGTATTACTTACTACAACATCATTATTTGTTGTAGTATCAATGGTTTCTTTAACCTCGTATGTTGTGCCCTGTCTTTCGTCTACATAACCACCACCGTAGTAATTGGTTTGCCATGAGTTCCAAACTGTACCATATAAGCCGGAAGATTGTGCAGAAGCTAACAATGTGCTGTAATTACCCTCTCTATCTATATGAACTTCAGGTAATCTAGTCGTATCAAAAAATACATCTGACGGAGGATCTAATACGACTGAACCAGTAAATGATATAACACTGAACGGGTTAATGTTTTCAATTCTTGATGCTGCATTACTTTGTACGAATACATTACTGGTGTATGCTAAGGAAACAATGTTACCTGTCATTGCGTAATTATTAGATGTACGCTGTGCGGTAGTAGTTGCAATCTCTTTCAATCTCAAATTAGTTTGATTGTAAGAGGGTCTTAAAATACCCTTTTGGAAGTCCATAGATACTTTATAATCAGAATCTAAAGGATTACCAACCTTGTGCCCGGTAAAGTTGTCGACAACAAAACCGTTTTTAAATCTATCAAAACCTAAACCGTCTTTAATTTGATATAAAGAAGTATCAGTCTCTAACAGAGATAAGGTTGTATAGTATTCTAATGTTTTAATACGACTTTCAAGCTTACCAATATCTCTCATCGTAAAGCGTCTGTTATCTATAACAGTAACGTCGATGTCTTTCTTAACATCAAATACATAAGGCTTTTGTGCAAGCACAAACAAAGCCATAGAGTTCTGTGGGGTAGCAGGTTCTTGGGGTGTAAGAGAACTTACTCCATTAACTACCTGCATAACCCCAGAAGAATTTAATACAATCTTATCTGTTCTAGGTAAGTAATAACTATAATCAGTTAAAATATCTACATCTTGATCTAAGAATTCAGAAGGGCTTGTAAACGTTGTACCGTTGGTATCAATTCTTGGTCTAAAATCTAAGCAGTCTCTTAAATTATAAGTCTTTGAACCAGATACAAATGTTGGAATATCTTTATATTCAATATCACCATAAGAGTCTACAGAGAAGAAATCCCCGCTAGAATGTGTAAAGTAACTAAACGTTACCCGTACTGGACCTGTCGGTGCAGGTTGACCTGGAAGTAAATTAATACTAGCTAAATCATAATGTGAAGTTCTCTGACCGTTATCTAAAGTATAACGGGAAGTGATATCTACAGAATTAGAAGCACTATATGCGGTTCCAAAGGCATTAGCTGACATTCTAACATTAGATAGGACATATGCATCAGCTTGTCCTAATGAAAGAACAGTTGCGGTAGCTGTTGTATTATCGGTATAATCAATTGTAGCCCCGCTAACAAGGGTCTTAGTCTTTTTATTTGCTGCAGAATTAGTTTTTGCAATGGTAGAAATAATACGGACATCGCTTGAGGCGTATCCACTACCCAAGGTAAAGGTAACGGTCTTACCTGTCGGTGATCCGGATCTTGTAACATTACCTGTAAGAGGCAGGTATGAACCATCCGACTTATTAACTACAAGATAGTTAGTTACAGAAAATGGAGCAAACACCTCATCTGTACCAGCAGTAATCGATACATTGCCCCCGCTTAACGTTCTATCATATACCCGGCTTGTACTATATGAGGTCTCAGTATCTGTTGGATCAACGGTTTTAATTATAGGGTATGGGAATTCAAACAAATAAGTTGCATCATTCTCGGATGGGTTATTTGTAATTACAGATGTATGCTTAGATGCGCTGATACCAGAAATATTACCGACTAAGCTAGCGCCGGCATAAACAAAAGTATCGCTTACAACACTACTAATAGCTGAAATATTACCATTAATAGTAATATAGTCACCACTTCTAATATCGGTATTAAATTTTGTACCAACACCTGTAATAACGTTACTTGCGTCAGTGGTTGTAACTGTACCGGTAATAGTAACCAAAGTTGGAACAACGTTAGCTGTTGAGTCTACAAACCCACTGTTGTTATAATAAATTTGTCTTACATCTTTATCAAAAGCATACCCTGTTAACATCTTAATGTTAAACAGGTAGGCGGTATAGGTGGCAGACATACCAGAACCAGATACATAAACAATGGATCTGATTCTTGCAGTACCTACTTTGGTACCTGTAGGTGAACCCGGGGTAGACGTATATCCGTTGTATAGGTCTACTTCACTTAACGTTATTAGATCAGGTACTGAATAAAGCCCGGTGATTGTAACATAACTACCTACTAATGTTGAAACAGTGCTGTTATTAACTGCGGTAAAGTCTCTTGCCTTAGTGTTTACAATATACTTGCTTTTTAAATTATCAATTTCATAACCTAAAACATAAGCCTTGCCAGGTGAAACTATACTTGCAATAAGATCTGCATTACCGTTAGCATTTGCTGTAAACAACCCGTCCCTGATACCCGCAGCCGAGGTTCTTAGGTGTTCAATAATTTCTAAACCATATGGCTTAACGGTATAGTTACCTGACTCATCAAAAGTACGTCTTGCAAGTACATCCCCCAAAACATTGTAATCAGAAGCGGACTTCTGATAAACCATAATACCATTTTCTATCTTAGAAATTTCTACATAGTTATTATCTACGGTGTCAGCTTCTGGTAAAGTTCTAGATTGAAGAGACAGACTTATTGAGTATCGATCGGCGCCAGGTGCAAAATAGTTATTTGAACCGGCTGCAGGATCTAATAAACTTTCATCTTCATCTGATGTAAGAATACTTTCTGTAACTAAAAAGCCAACAGATTTTGACGGATTATCAGTGTACTTAGAAACAATAAGGGTCTCGTCTGCAAAATATACAAAATTGTTCTTACAAAAGATAACACCTGCAGCAATTGAAAACGCAACACCTTTACCAGTAGCTGATGAAGCGGCAGCTTGCAAGACCGCAGTACTGTTAACACCATAATTAAAAGTTAACAACTCCCCATCTGCAAAGACAGCGGTTGTCTTATCTGTACCCGAGCCCGTATACTTTACATAGATGGTAGAAGGGTCACCGTTTTCAGTGACAGCATGATTAACAACACGAGCTGTAACACCAGTTGTTTGACCTACAACTGTTCCGCCTATTAAATTAACAATAATATCATCTGAAACCACACTGTTAAAGCTATCAGTAAGCTTTACATAGCTATAAAATTTATCAAATATTTGCTGGCCAGGTATTACAATTGCACCGTCTTTAAATATATTCTGACCAAATCTTGCAATTTGATTTTGTAAAGTAGTCTGTAATTGCGTCAGTTCACGGGCTTGTACAGCACGCCCGGGTTTAAAAAGAATACGATAAAATTCTTTACTTTCACTGAAGTCATCGTAGTACGGGTCGGTGTTAAAATTAATCGCCATCTCTTACCTGTTATAATTTGATTACTGTTCTTAATGTAACTAGTTGCTGGGCGCTATAGCTAACAGCTGTTCTGTTATCGATGTATAGCATGTCTCCACTAAATTTATTTATAGTAGGTTCCGCATTGATTGTATCAATAGTATATTCCGTATCTGTAATAGTATCTAGCAGAATATCACCTACAGCTAAATCATGAGTATCTTTGTACATTAAAAGTATTTGATTTGAAGCATCAAGCACTTCAACTACTTCTAAATTAAGGGTTGAAGCACCCATGCTGTGTTGAAGAAGAGTATCTGCCGCTAACCCACTTACGGTATCGAGAGTTAGCAAGTAACATGCGCTACCTGAAACATTAGCAAATGCTCTAGCACTATTTGCTAGAGGAGCATAGGCTTGTTCTGAACCATACATTTTAATGTCTTTTAAAATACCAAATTGTCTATAGTCATTACTGACTGTAATGCCTTGGTTCTTTTCATTATTTATGGTTGAGGTTAGCATCAACGTATCAGCATTAAGTTCTCTAACAACATCACTACCATGACCACCATAGGGTGATATGATTGCAGATACGTTAGCATTTGCTCCGTTACCAGTAATTACGACATTAGCATAGTTGTAACCAGCCCCTGGTGATGTTACGGATATGTAACTAATCGTGTTATTTACTATAACTGGTTGACCTACGAAACCATCTCCGTCTCCTGTAATTACAACGTTAGCATATGAGTAACCTGACCCAACGTTGCTTACTTTAAATGCATGAATACCGCCTCTGATTGCAGACAGCTCTACAATTGTTTGTAAGGTATCTAAATCGTCAATAGAGAGATTAGCGTGTGCTGAAGCACCAGTACCGGTAGCGCTGGCGAAAGAAATATCTAAGCTTGTATACCCCGTACCTCTCTCTTCTATAATTATATCTTCTATTTCTCCGGCTGCGTTGATAAATGGGGTTGCCACAAACCCTGTACCATCACCAATAGTAGAAATAGTTGTCTGAATGTTAGAGTTGTACCCTGTACCTTCATCTTCAATAAGAACCGAATGAATAGCACCGTTGCGTAGCACGGGGGTTAAAACAGCAGAGGTAGCATAATAGAGATTAGCAGATGCATTAGATGTTGGTTGAGTATTACCTGTAGTAGATATTGTTATTGATGTATTTGCAATAACGTTGGTATTATACCCCGTTCCTTTATTTGTAATAACGATATCAACAAGAGAGTTACTACTGAATATTAAGTTTGCAAATGCATTAGCAGTAGGTTGAATGTTACCAGTGGTTACTATAGTTGCAGTTGTATTAGCAACAGCGGCCGCCGTATACCCTGTACCAGGGTTATAGATTCTAACATTGCTTATATTTTTAAGAAGACTGGTACCCGTACCAGAGGCATCAGTGATATTAATGGTTGCAGTTTTATAGTTTGCACCAACATTATCAATAATAACATCAATAAATTCACCAGAGGTATTAAATACAGGTGTTAAATTTGCAATTGAATTACCCGTCAGACCTAAAAACTGGCCTTGTACAGAAAGTGTAACGGCTGAATTACCAATATAACCAGAACCCGCGGTATCAATAGTAATACTACTAACCTCACCCTTAGAGTAATAGGCATTTGTAACCGCTCTTTGAACTGGCATAAAGTCTACAGTTAAAAAGCGATTTTGTGATGAAAGAGGAATTGTATAAAGGTACTTCCAAATATAACCATCTGATGTAGTAATAGTCGTTATGTCTTGTCCAAAAGGTTCTTCAGTAGATGCTGCGCCATTGTTATTAAAGATACATTTATAAACACCGAAAGAGGTTGTCAATACATAAAAGTTTGCAGTCTTTAGGCTTGTAGCCCCGCTTGCTGAAGTAAAACTTGTACTATAATTACCGTCGTACTGGTCATAAACTGTTCCTGTTGCCCAATTTACTCTAGGAATTACATATGAGATATCTCTAAAATTTATCTTCTTTACGCTTAAGATACCATTACGGGTATAACGCTCATAATCACTTGTAGCTTCCGGCGAAGCTGGATTCTGAGGATCAGGCCAATCTAATACATTACCTATAAAGTAATAGTAATTAGATCGGCGAGATAAAATTTCGTTATACACCGTCTCCACCAAAGAATGGTGGATAGTATCTTTTAAGAGAAAAGCCATATTAAGCTACAGTAACGTTCCAGGTAATAATAACAGTGTCGCTAGCAGTTTTAGTTACTACACCAAAAGATGTACGGCAGAGCATATTTCCGCTAGACGAATCGTTTAAAATGCCGGCTTCTGTAAGTGAACCTGTACCGGTACCAGCCGGGAATGTTGCAACGTATGTCACAGTATTTGCAGCACGAGATGTAGAGTCAAGTACAACTCTTCCTAATTCAGTACCAAGAGCGGTTTGAGAGGTTGCAGGTGATGTATTAGAAGAACCCACAGCCATATGACTCATAATTGCAGTAGTGTTACCTACCATTCTAGATGCAATTGTATCTTTACCAACCGCAACAACTAAGTTATTGATTTTGCGGTAGTCTTTTTGATTGCCGGACTCGTCTAAAAGAATAACTTCTAAGTTACCTTTGACATTTATCGATTCTGTGAACATGTTTTATTCCTATAAGAAGTTCTGTGTTATATTTATACAAGCTATCATGTATGTTAACTAAACGAAATTGACGCAATAGAAGGTACACTCTCAGTGTACATTTCTAAGAAATACCTTGCATCCCCAGATGTAGGTTCTACATAAGATTGTCCTGAGTCTTCTGTCTGATCACTTACAATAGCATCGTCTAACTCTACCTTATTAAGGGTAAAGATGTTGTTATCACTAAACTGGAGATCATCAGTAAGAGCTTTAATTACACTAATTGTAATTACATCTGAGATTGTTGTATCATCAGTTAGAGGCTTTGTTAACTGATAATCAGTAATTACTGCTGATGTAACTACATTATCATTATCTGCTAATTTTCTTATTAGCCTAGATGCAGCATCTAGTGTTGTAAATACACTGTTCAGTTCAGAGTTAACGTTCTTTCTGCTTTGAACACTGATGATTCCTGATATATCAGCAGTTGCAGATAATACTCGATCAACAAATAAATTAGTACCTGCTTGGTGTATAAGTTTCTTAACTATATCATAGAATACACTAATATCTAATTCAGATACAATTTGGTATGCAAACGGTTGATACAGTTCATCATCTTGAATTCTATTATCAGATTCAGATAAGAACCCTTGTGTCGATGTATACTCACCGGGGTATCTTGCAATTGCTCCAGTACTAAATGACAGAACAGCATCATTAGGATTTTCTGTACCTGTTGTAGTAACTGATGTTAATAACTGCGATGTAATATTCTGGGCTATAAGATCATCACCAGTAAAATCATAAGGGCTTATATAATCTGTATCAAAATATCTATTTGCATT